CATTTTTTTAGAGTCATAGAACCTGGAGCATTTATACCGGACAGACTAGGACCTGCTCTGACCAATCTCAGTCATATCACCTACGATGAATTTAGTAGAAGTTTTCCTGATACTATATATTCAGATCAAATCAATCAAAAAACTACCATTTAACACCGGTTTGTAATCTTCGTGTTAAATAAACAACAGCCCATACCATTTGAGGAGAATACCATGGCCGACAATAAATTACTACAACAGATGCTTGAGCATTTGGTCAATGATGATCAAGTTAAAGCAGAAGAACTGTTCCACGAATATGTGGTAACAAAATCTCGTGAAATCTATGAATCTTTAATTGACAGCGAAATTGCTGAAGAAGAAGAAAAAGACGAAGAAGATGAAGAAGTAGACGAAGCTGCAAAAGACGACGATGCAGAAGAAGACAAAGTCGACGAAGAATTTGAAGACATTGCTATTGAAGGCGATGACGAAATGCCCGCAATGGGCGGTGATCCAACTGACGAGCTAGAAGGCGACATCGATGCAGAAATGGATGACGAAGAAGGTGAAAAGTCTGAAGAAGAACTATTCCAAGACCTAGATAGCATTGTAGACGAACTACAAGCCAAATTTGATGAACTCAAAGGCGGAGATGACATGGGCGACATGGGCGATGATGACATGGGCGACATGGGCGACGAAAAAATGAAAGACAGCATGGACCTAGCAACTGTTCGTGAATACGTCGAGAAAGTTGCACCAGCTAAAATGGGTGACGACGGCGTAAACAACAAGTCTATTGTAGCTGGCAAGAATGACATGGGCGGTACAACTGCCAACATTCTAAGCGGCAAGAATGGTGCTCCTGGTTCAGAAACAGGTGAATTAAAAGGTTCAGGATTGCTAAAAGGCAAGCCAACCGAAGATAATGCTGGCAACATCAATGTCCCAGGCGGCAAAGCAGGTAATGCGTTCTCTAAGAAAGAACCTGGACATGGTGCTGAAAAAGCTGGTGCAAAAGAATCACCAGACAACAAGCAAAGCCTTTTCCGTGGTCGTAGATAATAGGACTTAATGGTGAAAACTACTCTATCAGAACATTTGAGTTTTGACCAGGCTAAGATTGTCTTGGAGCGCGACGAAGGCAGCGACGGTAAAAAGTCGCTGCATCTAAACGGCATTTGCATTCAAGGAGACATCCGTAATGCAAATCAGCGTGTTTACTCTTCTGAAGAAATTGGCAGGGCTGTCAAAACGCTCAATGAACAGATCGCTGGTGGCTACTCCGTTCTTGGAGAAGTTGATCATCCTCAGGATTTAAAAATTAATCTAGATCGTGTTAGTCATATGATTACCAAGATGTGGATGGATGGTCCTAACGGCTACGGAAAACTAAAAATACTTCCAACTCCTATGGGACAGTTAATTCAGTCCATGCTAGAGGCGGGAGTCAAACTGGGTGTTAGTTCCAGAGGATCCGGCGAAGTAGACAGTAGTGGCAAAGTGCAGGGTTTTGAAATAATCACAGTAGATGTGGTAGCACAGCCTAGCGCCCCGGGAGCTTATCCCACACCAGTATACGAACATTTAATCAATAACACAGGCGGTTACAAGGCATATCAAATAGCACAAGAAGTTCAAGGCGACCCCAAGGCTCAAAAATACTTAGCAGAAAGTCTCAAGAGAATAATCTCTGGACTCAAATAACAGTAGGAGAATCACATGCTAGACATCGTAAAACAATTGTTTGAAAACAATGTGATTTCCGAAGAAATCAAATCGGAAATTGAATCAGCTTGGGAAAGCAGAATTCAAGAAAGCCGTGATCAAGTAACCGCTGAACTACGTGAAGAATTTGCTCAGAAGTATGAGCATGACAAAGGCGCAATGGTAGAAGCTGTAGAAGCTATGCTAACAGATCGCTTGCAGGCAGAGTTAGGTGAATTGGCAGAAGATCGCCAAGGACTTATCGAAGCCCGCGCCAAGTATACTAAGAAAATGAAAGACGATTCCAAAGCAATGGAATCATTTATCTTTAATAATCTTAACAAAGAATTGGCAGAACTACACGAAGATCGCAAGACAGTTGCAAACAATGTTGCAAAATTAGAATCTTTTATCGTGGATGCCCTGGCGAAAGAAATCGCAGAATTCCACACAGATAAGAAAGATTTGGCCGAAACTAAAGTAAAATTAGTACGCGAAAGCAGAGCCAAGTTTGACAATCTCAAGAAAGAATTTATCACAGCAGCTTCCGTAAAAGTAGCAGAAACAGTGCAGAACGGTCTACGTTCTGAAATGACTCAGCTCAAGGAAGACATTGAATCAGCTAGAAGAAATGACTTTGGTCGCAGAATTTTTGAATCATTTGCCAGCGAATATGCTGCAAGTCATCTAAATGAGAAATCTGAAACAGCAAAACTTCTCAAAGTTATGATGACAAGAGAATCTGAATTGGAACAAGCAGCAAAAATGGTTGCAGAAGCACAGCAACAAGTAGCACAGAAAGAACGTGAACTACATGTCATCAAAGAAAGTAATCAACGCAAGGAAGTTATGAGCGAATTGCTAAATCCTTTGGCTGGTGACAAACGTGAAGTCATGAAAAGTCTGCTTGAATCAACACAAACAGAAAAGCTACGTACAGCTTTCGACAAATACCTACCAGCAGTAATGAATGGTGGAGCACCGGCGAAGAAAGTACTATCAGAAGGCAAAGAAATTACAGGCGATAAACAGGCACCTCAATCCAGCGGTAAAGAAGAAAAAACCGCTGAGATATTTGACATCCGCAGGCTTGCGGGACTAAAAGTTTAAGGAGAACTATAATGTCACAATTACTCGAGTCACGCTGGTCGGAAACCAAAGACGCCCTTTTAGAAGGTCTTCAAGGTAACAAGCGTTCAGTAATGGCAACAACTCTAGAAAATACCCGCAAGTATTTGGCAGAGAGTGCCACCGCTGGAGCAACATCCGCCGGTAACGTTGCAACACTAAATCGTGTGATCCTTCCTGTGATCAGACGTGTAATGCCTACGGTCATTGCTAATGAATTAGTTGGCGTACAGCCAATGACAGGTCCAGTTGGTCAGATCCATACTCTACGTGTTCGCTACAGCGATACATTTAGCGGCACTGGTGGAAACGTTACAGCTGGTGAAGAGGCTCTAAGCCCATTCAAGATTGCTGAAGGTTATGCTGGTGCTACTACTGGTAAGGCTGCTTCAACAGCTGCACTAGAAGGCGTAGCAGGTAACAAACTAAGCATTCAAATCTTGAAGCAAACAGTTGAAGCTAAGACACGTAAGTTGTCAGCTCGCTGGACATTCGAAGCAGCTCAAGATGCACAAGCCCAACAAGGCATTGACATCGAAGCTGAGATCATGGCTGCTCTTGCACAAGAGATCACAGCTGAGATCGATCAAGAAGTTCTACGTAGCCTAGCTACATTGTCTTCAACAGTATTAACATATGACCAAGCTGCTGTATCTGGAACAGCAACATTCGTTGGTGACGAGCATGCCGCATTGGCAGTTCAGATCAACCGTGCTGCTAACTTGATCGCTCAGCGTACACGTCGTGGTGCTGGTAACTGGGCAGTTGTATCACCAACAACATTAACATTGTTGCAAAGTGCTACTACTTCTGCTTTTGCTCGCACAACAGAAGGCACATTTGAAGCTCCAACAAACACCAAGTTCGTTGGTACATTGAACAGTGCAATGAAAGTGTATGTTAACACATATGCAGAGAACGACAACGTTCTAGTTGGTTACAAAGGTTCTAGCGAATCTGACGCAGCAGCATTCTATTGCCCATACATTCCATTGATGAGCAGTGGTGTTGTTCTTGACCCAGCAACTTTTGAACCAGTCGTGTCCTTCATGACACGTTATGGTTATGTTGAGTTGACAAACACAGCTTCTTCTCTAGGTAACGCAGCTGATTACTTGGCGACTGTTGCTGTAACATCCGCTAACCTACGTTTTGCTTAATCTGTAACACGTATAACGCAACTTCAAAAAGGCTCTTCGGAGCCTTTTTGTTTGACTTAAATATCATGATGAAAGTGGAATCGGAACAAGACTTCAAACAACTACGTGAGCAGTTTACGGCATGGAGAAATCGCTTTCCAATGTTTACGCATGATGTTCAACGCATTGAAAAAATAATAAACCAACACATTACTGCGCACAGTAAAATAATGGTCTTGTATAGACAAACTAAAAATCGCGGATATTTAGAAAAAGCACAACAAGAAATCAATGCCATCAATACAATATTAAACACTGTAGAAAAAATGGAACTGATGAGTCTGCTAAGTCGCGGATAAATAAAGTATCTAGAAGAATTATGCGGTACCCGCCGCGTAGACCTAGAACGTCAAACACAAGGAGAAACAAATGGGACGCCCACTAAACAAGAAATTTTTTGGTTTATTAGATGATGGTACTAACATCACGGTAAACTGTCAAGTAGGATCAAATGCAGAATCTGCAGTAGGTTATATCGTTCGTCAACGCTCACCAAAAAGATTTATAGTCAACGACAAAAAAACTGGTACAAACAAACTAGTAGGTGACACTGAATCAGGAAACAGCCAAGGTAATGTAGGAGTTTGCCAACTAGTAGATAAAGCAGACGGTGCTTTAGATGCAAATGAAATGAGCATTATGGGTGAATTTAACGGACAGGGTATAAGAATAGCCAAGTTAACCAACAAAATAGCTGTAGATTTTAACGGCACAAGATACAAATGGTCTATAGTTAACGACTCTACAACTAGCATACTTTCTCTAACAGCACCGTAATTTAGGACCGTAAATGGGACAGTTTCTAAGAGTCAACGGCGACTACAACATTCGAGCAGGCGACGGTGCCAAGATAACACTTGACACTGGACCTGCTGTGAGTGGTGGGTCAGTACGAGTCACTGGTAATCTCGTGGTCGAAGGTGATACCTTTAATATCAGTACTACTAACTTAACCATTGAAGATAACATTATATCGCTAAACACTGGTGAAGTAGGACCAGGTGTTACCCTGATATATTCTGGTGTTGAAATCGATCGTGGCAATACTTCTGCAGTAACTCCGCAGAACAACGCCAGCTTGCTCTACGACGAAAGCACTGACTCGTGGTTAATCGCGCATGGTTCTGCTCCAGGGCCGTTTAATTTTGATGCCAGTAGTCTTCGCCTCAAACAGATACTAACAAACAGCACCACCGATTCAGGTGACCTCACACTGATAGGAACCGGCACCGGAGTAGTAAAAGTGTTGGGTACTATTAATTATGAAGATCAAGTCACAGAAGATGATGATATTCCAAACAAGAAATTTGTTGATGATGCAATTCAAAATAATCCCACATTTCAAATTGTAGCACCACAAAGCCAAGACACCAGAGTGGTTATTGCAGACAAAGATATTACTCCTAATCTCGCTGGCACAGCTGGATCGTTGGCATATTTTACAGCAACCACTAGTTATAATACTTTTGGTGAAAGTGCAGTTTCGATAATAGTAGACAATGCTCTAGTCGGACAGTTCTATACAAATAGATTTGAAGTAGGCGATCTAGAAATTGGTGGCGGGCCGGATCGCAATGAAATTACAAGTCGTGCCAGCATAACCAACGAAAACATTTATGTAAGAACTCAAGGCACCGGTAAACTTCAAACCAACTATGCCATGCAGTTTGAAAAAATTGGCACAGTGCCCGGATATGTATCAAATAATGTATTGCTATATGCAGCTGTGCCTGGCACAGGCACCACAGGAGTATATTTTGTCAACGACAGCGCAGAAACTGCAAAACAAAATGGTGAGTTGATAAGTAAAAACAAAGCACTGGTATTCAGCATGCTATTTTAAGAGACACATATGATAAGAAACTATGAAAATCCCGAAGGCACACTATCACTGGTAGATTCTACCAATGTCACTATTCCAGTTAAAGTGTTTACCAGCTCAACCACAGGCGGGCCTATTGGAGGTGGAGTGACGGGTAGAGAAAATGCCGTGACCACCATAGCATTGTGCAACACACTAGCACCCGATCCTGCAGACGAAACTACTAACAGTGTTACAGTAAATATCTATATAGTTCGAAGCGGACTAAGTTATGCAGCTGGTAATCTTGTGGTCAGCAATCTTGTAATACCTGCCGGTGAAACTGTGTTCTTTTCTGAAGAACGCATAGTGTTGGCCAGCGGCGACCAAATATGGGTTGGCACTTCACAAGCCGCAGGACTAAGTGTAACTGTGAGCGTATTAGCTGTATGAAATTCTTAAAGACTAAAAATATTTCTCAGTTTAGCATCAACGATCGTGCGTTGATTTATTATCCTGCTGGCAACGGTCCTGGCAATAGAGTAGTGATCAACGCCAACGGTGGTATGATGTTGCCCAAAGGCACAACTGCACAACGACCACAGTTGACCAGTGTTCGGCAACCTACAGATGCCAACGGCACTATTCGGTATAACACAACAATTCCAGCACTAGAAGCTTATGTAGGCGGCGCCTGGGTCACAGTAGCAAGTCCATTTGCTGCTGCTATTACCAAACAAACACTAGGCCCAGGAGACGGTGTTTCTACTATTTTTGGACCGTTGAACAGCACCTATGCACCATCGTATGCTGCCAGTGCAGATAATGTGTTGGTATTAGTAGAAAACGTCATGCAGATTTCTACCACCAATTTTACAGTGGTTCAAAATCCCACAAGCACAGGAACAGGCGCAGAAATTAATGCCACATCATTGAGTAGCGGAAACAACGGCACAAGTTATATAATTACTTCGGTAGGAACTACAACATTTACATCATTCGGTGCAGGTGCAAACACAGTAGGCACAGTGTTTACAAAAAGTGGCGGGACTCCTACAGGATCAGGTAAGGTACGTATCGCTGGATACTATCTCACATTTACATCAGCAGTACCAGCATCGGGAGGAGGCGGTAATCCAGTTTACGTAACTGTATACTACGGATACGCCAACTAACCATGAGTCAATTGGGGCGCATAGGTGGACAGGTATTAACAGACAACCTGTTACGTGCAGGCGTTGACCTTGCGTTTGAAACTAATCTACTATATATAGATGTCAACAATCAACGTATTGGCGTTAGAGATTCAACGCCAGTATATACGTTAGATGTAAACAGCAATTTTACAACCAACGATCTCACTGTAGTCACACAGATAGCTCCAGGCAATTTAAGAATAAATTCACCTGATAATTTTACCACCAGTGTAGGTGGTATTGATGTGTATATCAACGGTGACGGCGAAATATTTCATGATCGATTGATCACAAACAATCTTGTATTAGATGGCAATCTTATATCTAGCTTGTCTAACAGCGACATAGTTCTAGATCCCAACGGATCAGGAACAGTAGAGTTAAGAGCCAACACTGACATCGCTGGTAATCTTGCAGTAAGTGGAAACATCAATATCAGCGGAAATTTATCAGGTCAAGGAACCTTGACATTTGGTGACCAAACTTTAGATACGATTACTATAAACACAGATTTTACTCAAAGCATCATACCTGGAGATGATTTGACCTATGCTATGGGTGCAGACGCAGGTGACAGCAGTGCAAGGCGTTGGAGTCAAATACATGCACCGGACTGGACAAATATAACCAACGGAGCATGGCCCGGCAGCGGACTACGGTCGCAATCAGTAACAGTTAGTGATCAACTTATCCTTAACGGAGTAATTAATAAAATATCGGCCACGCAGAGCAACGACGATGTAGTATTATTGCCAGACACAGGCATTACTCGCATAGAGGCCACACAGTGGCAGAACAATGACATAACCAACCTCTTAAATACACCATTGATTTTTGCCAGCACAGCAGGCATTGGATATTTGAGATTCATGGATACCAATGCATTTGTCATACCCTCAGGAGATAATTCCCAGAGAAGAGGCAGCCCAGAAGTTGGTGAAACACGGTGGAACACTGAAGAAGGATATTTAGAATGTTACGACGGCACTGTGTGGGCAATCGGCACAGGTGGCGGTGTCGAAGTTAGTGTTGAGATTATGGAAGACCTCAGCCATATTTATAACCTGATGTTAGGGTAATTTTCAAAAATCGATAAATACTTTTAATTGCAAAAACGACCATTTTTGCAGGATCCGACTGCGGTAAACCGGCAAAGAGCGTGAGCTGAAAATCTGGTTAACGGTGTAACACCGGGTAAATTGGAGAGCTAATGGCTATCGGTCGCATTTCCGGTCAGCTCTTGAAGTCAAATCTTCTTCGTGCAGGAGAAAATCTGGCATTCGAGACGGACTTACTCTATCTAGATGTTGTGAACTCTCGAATCGGGATACGCACAGCGACCCCAACGGTTGACCTCGATGTCAACGGACACACCCGTTCTACAAACGTCACAGTAGACAATCAATTAAATATTGGAAACTTACACTTTACTGGTAATACCATAACTAGTGATTCCAACACTATAAATTTTGCAGCGGCAGCAGGTGAAGCCACTGTTTACCACTCAAGACTGCAGATAGACGATTTACAACTGCAAGGCAATGTTATATCAACCACTGTCAGCAACAGTTCTATAGAAATAGACCCTAATGGAACCGGCACAGTTAATGTCATAGCCAACACCAATATCACAGGAAATCTAGCAGTTACAGGAAATGTAAGTGCTACCGGTAATATAGTCATTGGCGGAAATATAACTATTGGTGATGCTCTTACAGATAATATTGTAATCAATGCCAGCATTCGCAGCGACCTTGTGCCAGAAACTGATAATCTTTATGATCTAGGATCTCCCACATTCCGTTGGAGAGCTATCTATGTCAATGATTTTTATACCAATACTATAAACGTTCCAGCATTGGATGTTGGAAACTTGATGTTCCGTGACAATGAGATTACCACAACTACTGGACAAGATCTATACATTGATGGCAACGGTGCAGGCGGTGTTAGATTAGGTAATTTTAGAATTGTTGACAACGTTATTACAAATGTGTCTACAAATGCAATCACACAAATAGCACAGTCTGGCACAGGCTATTTTAAAATACAAGGTACTAATGGGTTTGTTCCTCCTAGAGGAGATGACGGACAACGTCCTACAGCTTATGCAGTTTTAGGAATGACTAGATTTAATACCAATTCTAAAGCATTAGAAATATGGGACGGGTTAACTTGGGCATCACCGGCTGGAGCATCGGGAGCTGTGAGTATTACCCAGGCCAACGACATTGCAGTGCAGATAGCACTCACACTAGGATAAAATATGCCAACCTTATTTAGACATGCGGTTAACACTAATATAGGAACTACTCCTGTTGATGTAATACAGATACCACTGGGAGTAAGAGCTACGGTGATTGGATTGAATTTGGCCAATATCACAGACTATGACACCGCCGTAGTTGACGTGTATATTATAGATGAAAATTCTACTCAAGCACACTATATACGAGGATTATCAATTTCTCCTAACAGCACAGCTAAGATTATCACACAAGGTGAAAAACTGATATTACCAGAAACCGCAGGTATACGAATAGTCAGCGATACCGAAGACAGCATTGATGTTGTTGTTAGTTATGTAGAAATATCTTAAGGAAAAATCATGCCAAGTAATTATTATTTAGGTCAAAGTCCAGATGAAGCACTAGGAGATAGTCCTCGCTATTGGTATGCTCTGCGTAGAAACAGCGACGGAGAATTATTTTTGTATAGAAGTGATCAACTCAAAGACAAAGACAGCATTGAATTAAATTTACCAGGCGCTCCTGAAGAAAATTTTGAAGATTTTGAACCAGGCGTAGATTATTTTGATGGTATCACGCAAGATCACGAAGTAGAATATGACAATTTAGTCTGGACACAATATCGTTGGGACAACAGAAACATGTTGTATTATGTAGATAATCAGGGAAGATTAACCCAGAGAATAAATCAGGGATACACCTATCCCACAGGTCATTCAAGTTAAAGTGGAATAAATCATGGCAGAATTTAAGATCAGTAGAATTAGATATACGTGGAAGAATGAATGGGCAGCTGATTCAACTACGTATTTTAAAGATGATGTGGTGAGGTATGGAGGCAGCACTTGGATATGCCAAAGACAACACACAGCATCCACTTTTGCGGGTGACCAAAATTACTATAGTAATCCTGGAGACACTCAACCGACTCCGGCCTGGATTAAGATGACCGACGGATATGCATGGCGCGGAAATTGGAATCCTACAACTCTATACAATCCAGGTGATCTAGCACTGTATGGTGGTGTTATCTATATTTGTATTACCAGCCACACGTCTGTAGCAATATTCGACACTAGTTTAATAAATTGGGCTGTATATCTATCAACAGACAATTGGAGATCAGCATGGACGCCAGCTACTAGATACGGTATTGGAGACATTGTTAGATACAACGGTATTGTTTACAGATGTATTATAGGTCACACTTCATCTACTACAAATTTGGGTTTAGAAATAGGAAACAATGATACCGAAGACGACAGTGCCGGGGAATTATGGCAAATATACTACGAAGGTATAGAATATAAAGGAACATGGACTGCTACTACTAGATACAGACGCAACGACCTTGTAAAATATGGTGGTAGTATTTTACGTTGTGTTACAGGACATGTTGCAGGATCTAATATCACCAATGAAAATTTTGTTACAGAATTTTCTGGATTTAATTTTTATCAAAACTGGAGCAATGCAGTTTATTACGCCATTGGCGACATAGTAAGATATGGAGGATATCTATATATCTCCGTTACCAATCATACCAACAGTTCTAGTATCACCGAAGACACTGTAAA